AATGCTTGAACTACAGTTAGGAATAGGTGTGGTGTGTACCATCTTTGAGCATTCAATTGTTCCAGACCCTTGAATGGGAATGACTGTTCATAGGTGGGGCCTACCATATTGGGGTCATCCCTTCCAAACATCTGAATTTCAATCTCTTTGTAGAGTACATTACCATCTGCAGCAAAGGGTCCTGATTCAAGGAATACCCCCCTTTGTTCTGCTGTAACCCCTAGTGTTTCATTATTGAGAACAATAGGGTAGGGGGTAACGAATGTTTGCTCTACGATCGCGGACACTACATCTGAACCATCCGCGGATAGTATTCCTCCTTTGTCGTTGAATACTTGGACATTCTTCACACGATACTTGTAACCATCCTCAAGGTTGATTTTCTTCTGTGCTATTTTCATCTGTCCATCGGCTGCTGCAGTCCAGTCATTGAACTCACCAGTTAGGACTTCTCGGATTGCTAAAAGAGGCATTATTTCTTGCCCCCTTTTTTCTTCTTTCCAAAGCCGCCTTCTTTAGCCATTTTCTTCAAGTTTAATCGGCCTTTTTTGGGTCCAGATTTGTAGAAAATCTTGTTTTTATCCATCTTTATGTATTTCTGCCATGCGTTCAGTGGCCTCTTTTTAGAGCCACGCGCACCTGGTCCCGACAGCTCTTTTGCCACTGTTGTAGATTGCATGAAATCAGTAGGTAAAACGGGGGCAATTAGTTCCCCTTCTTTGATGAAAATTTGGAAGGTTGGTTCCCTTCCATTTAGCATTCCAGAATACTGATATGCCGGAATCGCGATCATATCAATAGGAGTAATTCGCTCACCATCTGCAAGCACGAATCCGACAAGTCCCCCAACTGCACCACCAGCAACAGCACCAAGAGGACCACCAACCGCAGCACCCAAGGCGGCACCTTCGACAGCACCGATACCTGCCTGAACATATGGGTTATCCGTGACCGCGTCAACTGCTTCGGCAGCGGCAACTGCTTTGGCACCTGCACCTGCTTTTTTGAGCCCACGACTTACCGCCCCAGTCCCTTTACTGACAATTTTCCCTTTAGCCATGAGGAACACCTCATAGGTCTTGGGCTTGAGTCAATAAAGCATCTACTCTTTCCTGTGAAACCTTGACAGGTTCTGCAATCAAAAGAACATCAATTTCTAGTGTATCTGAAGCGTTTCGTTCCCAGTTATCAACTGCTACTCCGATAAGCAAATCAGATACTAGAGTATATCCTGCAGGGTGCATATCAGAAGGCCCGAAAAAGGTATCAGTATTCCAATATGCAGTAGACTCATCATCTGCTGCAGCACCACTTGGAGAAGTGGTTGAAGTGAATTCTCTAATGCAAAGTACATCAGGACTCGCGATCCCAACATCTGCTAATGACTGGAATGCTCTTGCACACGCTACAATCTTCAATGCAGATGTGTTCCCATTCGCATCTTGGTAGTCTGCGACAGGGTCCCAGATTCCAGTATTGTCAAGTGCTGCAGAAGCCTGTTCTCTAACTTGAAAGAATACTTCTTTTACAGCAAGACCAGTCTTTTGAGCGACATTACAATATGCGCTCAAATCTATTCTTCCATATACAGTTCCTAAATCTCCAGATGAATCCAAAGTGAATTCCATTCTATCTCTCAAAATCAAATCGCCGCTATTCTTGGCCATACCCGTTCATGATAGAAGAAGTAAATAAATAATAGGATTAACCCTAGTCTTGAACATCTGCGGCGGCTTGCGGTGAAATTGGGACTCAGTCGCAACTTCTCCGGCTGGACCTAGGGGTCTAAATCTAACTGCCTCCCCCCCCTGTCTAGGAGGCGACCCCCCCATGAGCAGAAATCAGGAAATAAAGGTGTATTTACCCGTCAAGTTAGTCGGTGAATTAGAAGCAAAGAAGAGAGCAGGAACTCGGTCTAGATTTATCCGAGAAGCAATCCAAGAAAAGATAAAACGAGTCGAGAAGGCATCACTTGACGACTGGCAATCTATCGTTATGTTGTGCTGTGTTAGAGATAGATTATTCAAGTCAATTGGCTATGGAATTTCAAAGTCTGAATCTGAAATTTACCAGCAATTAATCCAGATGATTATCGACTTTCTAGGTGAGAACTGATGAAATCTTTTTCAAAAAAATGCAGAATTTGTGGTGCAAGAGTTTCAACAAATTCGCGATCGAAGAAATGTGCAAAATGTGTGAGGCTGAAAAAATGAGATGCTACAAATGTAATCAAAAGTGCGTGACAATCTACTGGCATAACGATCGCGTTTTAGGTGGAATTGATTTCCGCGCTGGAACTAAAATAACTCATGTAAATTCAGCATGTACTGTTTGTGAATGGAATTCTCATAAAACGCAGATTCCGGAAAAGATTGATTGATTCCGAAATCGCGATCATGTAACAATTGATGCAGGATTTCCATCTGCATCATACATGACTGTATTTCCGTTACCTGTGAACTTCACTGGCGGAGGATATGGTCGAACAGGTCCAGAATTAACTCCTGCAACATTGTCTACTGAAATCCAATCAGGATATTTATTCCCAGAACCAAAGTCTGAACCGAAAGCAGCATCATAATCTACCATTGTTGAAGCATATCCAAACCTGTTAGTGAATGCTTCTTGTGTCATCATCTTCTGGTAAGCGCGATCCGCTATATTGTTAAAATATCGAAGAGTATTATTTGCATTCAGCATGAATTCAGGTCTAATACCGCCAAAGTTCCAAGATGGAACACTTCTACCGGCTGCAGAACTCGTAGGGTCAATGAAATTGGCCGTTTCTGTTAGCAACCTAGTCTGTGAGTCAAGGAACTCCTTGTATTGCCCTAGAGAGCGTTCTAAACGGCCACATTTGGTCTTTTCAAGTTCTATGTAGAATGACTTTGATATTTCATTATCAATGCCTTCTCCCCCAAATGCTTGAACTACAGTTAGGAATAGGTGTGGTGTGTACCATCTTTGAGCATTCAATTGTTCCAGACCCTTGAATGGGAATGACTGTTCATAGGTGGGGCCTACCATATTGGGGTCATCCCTT